GAACTGTTCACTAAGGATGTACGTAAGATAAAGCAAAGCCTAGACCAGGCCATGGATGTATACGGCAGAGACATTACTCCTGCTGAACTAGAGTCCCTATTCTTTACAGCTAACCGTACTATGACAACAGCTAACAAGGAAGCCTACAAGAAGCTGTTCACTAAGATCGACAACGAAGTACCTATGTCCCATGAGATAGCCACTGAAGTTATGTCAGGGTTATTCCAACAGTATGTAGGTGAGAAGGTAGCCAACCTTGGTTTCAAGTATGTGAATGGTGAGGAGTCAAACCTTGATGCACTGCGTAAGCTGCTTGATGATTACAAGAATGACTTCACCCCTAACCTGAGTATCGACTTTGAAGACATCGAACTAGACACTGTACTTGATGCTGTGCAGGTAGAGAGTCAGTGGAAGTTTAACATACCTAGCCTGAGAGCCAGGGTAGAGGGCATCAGTGGGGGTCACCTTATGATGGTAGGTGCACGTCCTAACGTAGGCAAGACCTCATTCCACGCCTCTCTCATTGCCTCTCCTAATGGGTTCGCACACCAAGGGGCTAAGTGCCTAGTTCTTACTAACGAAGAGAAGACAATCCGAGTAGCTGCACGGTATGTACAAGCATCCTCTGGTATGACGATGAAGCAGATCGTAGCTAACAAGGCACTGGCACTCACGAGATATAACAAAGTGAAACAAAACGTGAGGATGAAGGACAGCACTGGCAAGGACATGAACTGGGTTGAGGCTATCGTTAAGAGCTATCAGCCTGACATCGTAGTGCTAGACATGGGTGACAAGTTTGCTACTAAGAACAGTGACAAGTCAGACGTGTATCTTAAAGAGGCTGCTATCCATGCACGTAACATCTCTAAGATGTACAACTGTGCCGTGATCTGGATGTCACAACTTAGTGCGGTAGCTGAGAATGTAGTACAGCCTGACATGTCTATGATGGAAGGCTCTAAGACAGGCAAGGCAGCAGAGGCAGACCTAATGATCCTTGTATCTAAGAACAGATCAGTTGAGGGTGTAGACTCTGATGAAGACTTGACACGCTACTTGACGGTAGCTAAGAACAAACTAGAGGGTGGCTGGCATGGACGTATTACGTGTGAGCTTGATGGTTCGATAGCACAGTACACCGCTTAACGAACACACGAGAGGAGACGACATGAGGTTAGTGTTAGACGTGGAGAACACCACAACAAAACGTTCAGGCAAGAAGTTGCTAGACCCATGGGAAGAAGGTAACTTCCTAGTGCAAGTAGGTACACAGAACGTAGATATACCAGAGGAGACACACGTCTTTACGTTTGACCATGTAGAATACAAGGATACATCAGGGCGTGGGGCTGTGCTGTTACAGACTATACTTGATGAGACTACACTATTGATTATGCACAACGCCCGTCACGATATGCCATGGCTTTGGGAGTCGGGCTTCCACTATGACGGTGCTATCTATGATACGATGATTGGAGAGTACTTACTTCTGCGTGGACAGAAGCGTAGCCTAAGCTTGGATAGCTGTGCTGAGATACGTAACCTGCCCTCACGCAAGATGGATACACTTAAGGAATACTTCAAGAAAGGTTACGGCACTAACGAGATCCCTCTGGCTGAACTTAAGGAATACCTAGAGGCTGACTTGAATACCACACGTGAACTGTTCCTTGCACAGGAGCAGGACTACCAACAGGAAGACACTAAGTCTATGCTAAACGTGCGTGACATCAGCATGAAGGTATGTATGACACTGTGTAAGATGTATGCCCGTGGGTTCAAGGTGGATCGTGCTGCACTGGATGAAGTGCGTAAAGAGTTTGAACAAGAGAAGGCAGAGATAGAGACACGCTTGGGTATGCAGGTACGTAGGTTCATGGGTGACACACCAATCAATCTAAACTCTACAGAGCAACTGTCTCAAGTAATCTATAGCATGAAGCCTATCAACAAGAACGAGTGGGCTGATCTATTCGAGCATGTCAATGATGCTAAGGAGTATCGTGCAGCTGTGAATGCTAACACTGTACGTATACAGAAGACACGTGCCTACACCTGTCGTACCTGTGAGGGAAACGGTAAAACGTATAAACTTAAAGTAGACGGTACACCGTATAAGAAACCTAACAAATGCTCTGACTGTGGAGGCTTAGGTTATAAACTTAAAGAGTTGCAGGAGATTGCAGGTCTTAAGTTCTACCCACCAAGTAAGGACTGGGTAAGTGCTAGTGGGTTCTCTACCAGTAAGGATAACCTAGAGCTACTGATTAGTACTGCACGTAGTAAAGGTATGATGGAGGCTGAGTACTTCTTGCAGGATGTACGTAGGCTGAACGCTATCTCTAGCTATCTGTCTAACTTCGTAGAGGGTATTGACTTGTACACTAAGCACGATGACTTCCTGCATGTGGATCTATCACAGACTACCACAGCAACAGGACGCTTCAGTGGGCGTAACCCTAACATGCAGAACATGCCACGAGGTAACACATTCCCAGTGAAGAAGGTATTCGTATCACGATGGGATGGTGGCTACGTGATGGAGGCTGACTTTGCACAGCTAGAGTTTCGTACTGCTGCATTCCTAGCGCAGGATAAGGTAGCTATGGAAGAGATTGCCACAGGCTTTGACGTACACAGTTACACTGCTAAAGTTATTACTGATGCAGGTGAGCCTACTACACGACAGGAAGCTAAGGAGCATACCTTCGCACCCCTCTTTGGTGCTACTGGTTATGGCAGATCAAAAGCGGTAGCTGCTTACTATGAACACTTCACTGAGAAGTACCCAGGTGTTGCAGCATGGCACAAGAAGCTAGCCAAGGAAGCTGTGACATTCTTAAAGATTACCAACGTAAGTGGTAGACAATACGCATTCCCTGACTGCAAGCGCAGGGACAATGGGAGCGTAACCTACATGACCAACATCAAGAACTACCCAGTGCAGGGCTTTGCTACTGGTGATGTTGTTCCTGTGGTTTTAATGGAGTTAGAGGAGAGACTGAAGCCACTGCAATCATGCTTGGTTAATACAGTACACGACTCAGCTGTAATAGACATACATCCAAAGGAGAAGCTATATGTGATACAGATGATTCATGATATGAATAACGATCTTAATCAGATCATTGAGGAAGCATACGGAATTAGCATGAACGTACCACTGCTTTTAGAGGCTAAGATCGGCCCTAATTGGCTTGACAATAAAGACGTGTGATGCTATAACTATGACTCCTTTGACCGTGTAAAAAAATGTATGAAAGGTATACATATGACTAACGAAATCGTACTAGCAACTGAAGGCCAATCCCTAGCTGAAATGATGGGACTATCCTCAAACTCAAGTGGCTCTCGCTCTATGCTTCCACGCTTCAGTCAGATCCATAACCCTATCAAGGGTGAGATTGAAGTGAATGGCAAGAAGATTAAAGCTGACGCTGTACCTGCTGGCTCTTACAAGCTAACACAAACAGACAAGCCTGACATCTACGCTATCAACCCAGAGATCCGCATCTTTGCCTTACGCTTACAGTGGACACGTTGGGATTCTGACGCTAAGGTAATGTATAAAACTGTATTGGTTAATTCACTTAATGGTGACCTGAAAGATAACGCAGGAGGCTTCAACGCAGGGCGTCCCTCGGGTTATATTGAAGACTTTAAGTCCCTACCTAAAGCAACGCAGGACTTGATGCGTAACACTAAGCGTACCAAGGTTGTCTTTGGTGTCGTAACTATGAAGGGTGCCATGGATGACAAAGGTAATCCTATTGAGGACAACAGCATTACTGACGTAGAGATTCCATTCGTTATGGATGTTAAAAGTCGTGGCACAATCAAAGCTATTGATGATGCTATCAAAGTTTTGGATCGTAAGGAAGGGTTGCTTCTACAGTATAAGATAGAGCTATCAGCTGAGATGCATGAGAAGCCTGACGGTTCTGAGTATGCGACTATGGTCTTAACTCCTAATGTAAAGGTAGACATTGTTGAGCAAGACAAGGAGTACTTGCATAACTTCATGGATTGGATTTCAGGTATGAACAACTACATCTCGTCCGAGCACGACAAGAAGAACGCAGACAGTCTTGGTGCTGATGCCCTCGAAGCTTTGCATGACATTGTAGATGTAGAGGTAGCTGACTGATGAACCACGTAGCTGAACTATCACTGCATAGCTTCTTACAGAAGGCACTCAATGGGGAGACTATTGTTGATGAGTCTATCATTGAGAAGGTTGGTAAGGACGTAGCTGATGCAGTCCGCAAACAGTTCAGCAGCGGTTCTCGTGATGAGTTTAAGTTAAGGATGTCCAACCTTGGGCGTCCTACTTGCCAACTCTGGTACGAGAAGAATGACCCTGCAGACAAGACACCATTCCCGACACAGTTCCTAGTGAACATGATGTTGGGTGATATTGTTGAGGCTGTATTCAAGGGGTTACTTCGTGCTGCTGACGTTGAGTTTACAGACAATGAGAAGGTTACACTTACTCTGTCTGACGGTACTGAGATCAATGGTGAGTTCGACATGATCCTAAACAATCGTGTTGATGATGTTAAGTCTGCATCACCCTGGTCATACCAACATAAGTTCGTTGACTTCGAGACACTAGCAAAGGGTGATACCTTTGGTTATGTCAGCCAGCTTGTAGGCTATGCTGTTGCAGCAGGTAAAGAGGTTGGCGGTTGGTGGGTAATAAACAAGGCTAACGGGGAGTTCAAGTATGTCGATGCTAATGGTGTTGATGTTCCTGCACAGATGCAGAAGATCGAAGAGACAGTAAAGTACATTCAGGAGGACAAACCCTTTGAGCGTTGCTTTGAGGCTATCCCTGAGACGTATCGTAAGAAAGCATCAGGTAACTTGAAGCTAGGTACTACGTGTGGCTTCTGTGCTTATAAGCATAAGTGCTGGCCTGGACTACAGACGCTACCCTCCAGGGTTTCTACTGCTAAAGAGTTGCCTATGGTAGACTACGTATTCATAGGGGATGGTTTTGACGACAGCAAAGAGGCATAACCCTAGGCGATACAGAAGTGGCCTAGAGAAAACAGTATCGGAGTTCCTGAAGCAAAACCAAAAGCAAGTTCGTTATGAAGAGCTTAAGGTAGAGTGGATGGATCTTCGGTATAGAACATACACACCTGACTTTGTGTTAGACAACGGTATCATCATTGAGACTAAAGGTATCTTTGACAATGAGGATAGACGTAAGCACATAGCTGTAAGAGAACAGCACCCTGAGTTAGATATTAGGTTTGTCTTTAGTAATGCGAACGCTAAGTTATACAAAGGGTCAAAGACTACTTATGCAATGTGGTGCGATAAGCATGGGTTCATGTACTCTAATCGTATCATACCGCAAGAGTGGTTGGCTGAAGAGGGTGCAGCACTACGCAAGAAAGTCATAAAGCTAAAGGTTGATAAACAATGACAGATAATGTAAACAGTCCTATACATTATAACGCAGGTGGTATAGAAGCTATTGAAGCTATTCTAGCTGCTACCAATGAGCAGAGTGAGGGCTACCTACAAGGTAATATCCTTAAGTACCTCTGGCGTTACCGATATAAGAATGGCTTAGAAGATCTAAAGAAAGCACAGTGGTATCTGAATAAGCTGATTGAAGTATATCAAGAGAAGCACAAATGAAAAGCTTTAGTGTGATGTTCATAATGCGGGTGGACGAGAACAACAACTTCTTAAGTTCCTACGATGAAGCCCACGAAGAAGATGTCCAGGATTTGATTACAGATATTATGTATGACGTGGACGATATAGAAATAGAAAACTTAACAGTTAAGGAGCGACAATGAGTACTATTAGTGACGGTGACCTGGAGGCTTGGGAATACTACAATGAAGTATACAAGAACAAGCAGCTAGGATTGAATGACTACCAGAAGGCAGCATCTAAAACAGCAATCTATAGATCAGAACACTCTATCCTGTACCCTGCGCTGGGCTTAGCAGGTGAGGCAGGAGAGGTAGCTAACAAAGTAAAGAAGATGTTACGTGATAATAAGTTTGATCGTAATGCTATTGCAGCAGAGATTGGTGACGTACTGTGGTACATCGCTGCGCTATCACGAGACTTGAACATTGATTTGCATGACTTAGCAATGCAAAACTTAGAGAAGCTTTACGGACGTAAGGCACGAGGCACACTAGGCGGGAACGGAGACAACAGATGAATAACTATCTACCAACAGACTACCAAGCATTTATTCACACATCACGTTATGCACGATGGTTAGAAGAAGAAGGCCGACGTGAGAGTTGGGATGAAACAGTACACCGTTACATGAAGAACGTAGTATATCGTGCACTACCTAATTCAGGTGATGCTTGCGCTGAGTATGACTATGGTTCAGTTGAGCGTGATCTACGTGATGCTATCTTGGGCCTAGAGGTTATGCCTTCTATGCGAGCTATGATGACAGCTGGCCCAGCGCTTGAGCGTGACAACACTGCAGGATATAACTGTTCGTATCTACCTGTAGATGATCCCAAGAGTTTCGACGAGGCCATGTTCATTCTGTTGTGTGGCACTGGTGTTGGCTTCTCTGTTGAACGTCAGTTCGTGACTAAGCTGCCAGAAGTACCACAGTTGTTCCAGAGTGATACCACAGTCGTCGTGAAGGACAGCAAAGAAGGTTGGGCTAAAGCTCTGCGTCAAGTGGTTGCACTCCTCTATAGTGGCGAGATCCCTAAGTGGGACGTTAGCAAAGTTCGTCCTGCAGGTGCAAGACTAAAGACGTTTGGAGGACGTGCCTCTGGCCCAGCGCCATTGGTTGATCTGTTTAACTTTGTCATCAAGGTATTCAAAGATGCACAAGGACGTAAGCTGTCTAGCATTGAAGCACACGACATCATGTGTAAGATCGGTGAAGTTGTAGTCGTCGGTGGTGTACGCCGTTCAGCTATGATCTCTCTGTCAAACTTGAGCGATGATCGTATGCGTCATGCTAAGTCGGGTCAGTGGTGGGAGAGCAATCCGCAACGTGCATTGGCTAACAACTCTGTGTCATACACTGAGAAGCCAGACAGCCTATCCTTCATGCGTGAGTGGATGGCACTGGTAGAGTCAGGCTCAGGTGAGCGTGGCATCTTTAACCGCCAGGCATCTAAGAAACAAGCCTCTAAGAATGGACGACGTGATTCTAACTATGAGTTCGGCACTAATCCCTGCTCAGAGATTATCCTTCGTCCGTACCAGTTCTGTAATTTGACTGAGGTTGTTGTTCGTGCAGCTGATAGTATAGAAGACCTAGAGCGTAAGGTACGTCTTGCTACTGTCTTGGGAACGATCCAGTCTACCTATACTAAGTTCCCATACCTTCGTAAGATCTGGCAAAACAACACTGAAGAAGAACGTCTGCTTGGAGTTTCTCTGACAGGCATTATGGACAACCCTCTAATGACCACAGCTAATGCAGGTCTAGACAAAACATTGGAGCACTTACGTGATGTTGCCATTAAAACAAATGCTGAGTGGGCTGATCGTCTTGGCATTCCTGTTGCTGCTGCTATCACTTGTGTTAAGCCATCGGGAACAGTATCCCAACTCGTTGACTCTGCCTCTGGGATACACGCACGACATTCACCTTATTACATTAGAACCGTTAGAGGCGATAACAAAGAC